AGGTCGCTCGGGTTTCGGCTGCACGCCGACCAGCCAATTCCACTCCCTCGGCAGCGCGCCGATCTCGTGGTCGTCGAGCCAGCAAAATCGGTGCAGGTCGCGACCCGGCGTGTTGTTGATCATCGCGTGCGTCAATCTTTGATTGCTCGGATGATCGCAGTTAAAAAGCATCACGCTCGACCAGTTTTTGCGCGGATAGGTCGTCTGCGGCTGATCGTCCATTTTCGTGAGCTCGACTGGCTGGTGCTGATGCTGCACGCACATCACCGCGTAGCGATCGATCGCAAGGTCAAAAAGTTTCGCGATGTCATCGAGCACGACGACGTCGCAGTCGACAAACAGCGCCCAGCCCGACTGGGCGAGCAGCGGCGTCAAAAAGCGACTGTTTGCAAACTCAGTGCTCACCGGCGCGTCCGAGATGATATCCCAGACGCTGTTGCGGAAAATACGATAAGGCCGGAGCGACAACCCTTGCGCCTCGAGCTGCTCGAGCTTCAGCGGCGTCACCCGCACCGGCACGCTAGCGTGCTCGCGGATCGAAAACTCCGCGACCTCGTAGGCCTCGCGCTCGCGACGATCAAATCCTATGTAGACCTGCAAGGGCTCGCGCATGCTGTTTTTGCTTGCCTTTTAGATGTTGCGAAAATCTGCCGAGATAAGTGCGCGACCAAATCTCGCCCTCTGCGCCCGGCGTTAAATCGAGTGCCGGCACACCCGATGCTTCGCGGGCTCGATCAAAGGCGAAAGCGCTGTGCCACTCATCCAGATCGAATACCGTCTCGTCTCGATAGTACGCGGCGAAGCGCTCAAGCATCGGCAGCGCATCGGGCAGCCGGTAGAGCTGAAAGCCGATCTCCGACCACCGACGGCGCCCGAGATAGGCGATCGCGTAGCCCGCCGGCAGCAGCTCCTCGATCTCGCGCGCCGAAACGCCCGCTGTGAACACCACGTCGGCGTCAAACCACGCGAGATATTCCGTTTTGCACTCGAGCGCTGCAGCCAGCGGTATAAATCCCTGCCGGCAAAATTTCCGCGCGTCCCACCGAAAATTGTAGCCCGCCGCCTTCGCGCTCGGTTTCCAATCTCGCCGCACCTCGCGACCCGTCGCTCGCATGTCGTCGCGGTATTTGGTCAAAAACTGAGAGCAGCCTGGAATCTCGAGCACCGAGCGACACTCGCCGCGCGGGAGATCCACCGGCTCCTCGACGTAAGCGACGAGCTCGACGCTCTGATCGACGTAGCGAGCGAAACTCGTCGCAAATGCCTCACCGTATTCGAGCCAGCCCGCGGGACTCCAGCCTGTGCAGACGGTCAGCATGCGCGCACTGGCACGACGACGTTGCGCTGCATCGGATAAACGTGCAGCAGGTCAAAAATCACCTGCGCGACTCGCGCGGCCGTCACCGTCTCGCGCTCTGACAGCACGGCCGGATAGTCCGCGCGTCGCATCGTCATGCCACTGTCTGCGATGATGATCGGCGCGACCGCGACGAGCTGCTGCTCGGGCAGTGTCTGCCGCGTCTCGACGTACTTGTGCAGGCCTGCCTTGCTCGCAGCATATAGATGGTCGTAACTGCCCGCGATCCCCGAGTGACTGCCGACGACGCAAATGCGCGCATTCGGCACCCGCGACAATATTTTCTCGCAAATTTTGATCGGCGCGATCATGTTGACGTTGACCGTCTCGTACGCCTCGACCGGCGTCTGATCGAGCGCCTGCTTGCCGTGCAAGACGCCCGCCGCCAGCACAAACTTGTGCGCGCCCGTCGGCAGTTTGCCGTCAATGATCGCCTCGACCTCGGCAAGTGAAGAGAGCTCTTGCACGATCGTCGTGCGGCGGCCTGTGACGCCGATTAAGGAATCCATTGTCTCAACATCTCGCGTGCGTGCAGGATCGCATCGATTTTGCCGGCGCGAATGCGCAGCGTCCGATCGTCCGTCTCGATGACTTCGATGAGCCTGGCGTCCGAGCCCGAGCGCGGCTGCGCGCGGATCGTGAGCCTGTGATCGACGATTTTGTAGAGCTCGAGCGCCGCCGGCCAAAATCGCGCCATCTGATGCAGCATTTCAAAGCCTCGCCGCTCAATCGCCTCTTTGGTGAGCGACTGCAAAATCTCGCGCGCCTCGCTGTGAGATTTCAGAGCCTTCGAAAACGGCGTCAAACTCGCGCTCGTGAGCGAGGATAGTTTGCGCTCCTCTGACCACGGATAAATCGATCCGAAAGGTCCGTCCATGATTGTCACGGCGCGATCCGTCGGCCCCTCAAGCAGCACGGTCAGACAAGGCTCGTAGCGGTCAATGTTTTCGGCGTCGCGCGCACAAAATGTGCAGTCGATTGTCCAGTCGAATCCTTTCGCGGGCTCGAGCGGCGTGTTGTAACGCACGATGCTATTGAGCACGCGCGCGAAAAACTCTCGGCTTTTGTCGACCAAAATATGCCGCTCGCCTGTGAGCAGTGCGCCTTCGACATTCTGCAAACCATATTCGCGCGGGTCGTGGATTGTAACGAACTCCACCTCGGCCGCGAGTATCTGCCGGTAAGTGTCAAAGTCGATCAAAGAATCCTGCGCAGCGATCGCGTAGATATTCACCGGCACCGGCCGAGTCAAAAATCCGTACGCCTCCATGAAGGCCTCGTAGTGCGCTTGGCTGGCCTCGCGCGTCGCTTTGCTGCGCGGATAATGATAGCCGAGGTGCAGCCGCGCAGGATTGCCGCCGGAAGCCCCTGCAAATAGCGTCGACGCTCGCTCATGCAGCTCGACGTCGTGCTGCTCGCGCGAAAGCGCGTAGGCCAAATGACAGCCGTACCAGCCGCCGCCTAAAATCCTAATGCGTGCCATACACCAACGGCCTCAGATAATTCCACGCCTCGCCGCTCGAAAACTCTCGCAGCGTCCATTGCTGATAGGCCAGATTCGAGAGCCACTGCCAGCGCTCGGCATCGCTCGCAAGCCTCGGATACTCGATCTCCTCGAGCGTCGTGCTCGATATCGGCCGCGCGACGGCATCGCCGAGCACAATCACCGGCACGCCCTGGCACACGGACTCGACGCAAATGCTCGAGCCGTGCACGATCGTAGCCCAAGCACCTTTGAGCGCTTCGCTCGGCGGCGTCTTGTCTGTTTGAAAGATCGCGCCGTCGACGGGCTCAGCATCGAGCCACGACGGCTTCGGCCGATACACAATCTCGCGATCCGTCAATTTTCCGGCGCGCTTGACGATCTTCGTGACCCAGTCCGTCGCGCCGCTCAGCTCGACAAACTCGTGATATTTTTGGCTGCTGCCCGCGAGCAGGATGTGCTTGCCCTCGCGTCGCCACGGTCGCAGACGCCAACCGACCCGCAGTGCGCGATCGTCGGATAGGTTTTGCGACATCAGATAATGCGTCGGCTGATGCGCTCCGATGCTGACTCGCCAGTAAATCCAGCCATGTGTCACGCCCGGCAGCGACTGCCGAGTGTAGCCTTTGTCGATCAGCACGACCCGCACACCGGCTCGCGCATGCGCACGCCAGAGCTCGCGCGACTTGACGCCAAACATGACGGCGACGTCAGCATCCGAGACTATGCACTCCTCGCCGATCTTGCGCGCCTCGAGCTCGTCGCCGTGCGCTTGCAGGCCGGCCTCGAAGCATTCGCGGAAAACGCGCTCTCGCGGCTTGTCGCCGTGGAAAAACCTAATCCTCACCGCACTAGCCCCTCTGCCCGGAAATGCGCCCACGGCGCTCCTGCGGCCATTTCATCGACCGTCCATTGCAGATAGGCGACGTCTGCCGCCCACTGCTGGCGATTCTCCGGCCGGATTGGTTTTTCGATCTGGGTCAAGTCCTGCAATGCCATCTCGCGCGCGACGCCGTGCCAGGTGAACGCCGGCACGCCCGCCACCAGCGCATCGACCGCGACATTGCTGTGATGCGTGACGACGCAGTGCGCGCCCGTGAGCACATTTTCGATCGGCACCGCCGGCGCAGCGTAGTCGACGCTATCGATCGGTCGCGCCTGCTTCCAGCTTGGCTTTGGTCGGTAAACAATCGGCCGCGTTGTGTGACGCCTAATCTCTTGGATGATCGCGCGCTCCCAGGCCTCGACGGCGAGCCCGTAAACCGCGGCTGCTTTGTCGCCCATGCCGGCGAGCACAATGTGTCGACCGCTCGGCTGCCAATCGGAGATTTTGACCCCGAGTGCGTCGAGCCGGTCGGTTGGGTAATTTTTGCGCCAGTATTTTTCTGGATGGCGCCCATTCCAAACGATCTTGTGATAGCCCGCGAGTTTGCCGCCAGACAATCTTTGCCAGTAGCCCAAATCAATGTACGCCGCGCGGCCGACTGCCGCGTAGTCGCGCATGACCTGCGGCAGCAGACCGTCGTAGCCGTAAAACACGGCATAGCCGTCCTCAAGCCCGCGGTATTCGTCCTCGTATTTGCGCACGACATACTCGCCATGCGTCAGCAGCCCTTGATGCATCGCATCGCAAATCGTGCGACTGCGCAAATGTGACCGCAGCTGGTAGATCGTTACTTTGACCGCAGCAGGCGCGCAATGGGCTCGCCAGTCGCGATCTCGCTCGCTCGCCACACGCACCACGCCAGCTTGTGAAATGTATGTCGTCGGCATCGCGGCTCGATCTCAATCTTTCGTTGCCACCGCATCGCCGCGTCGCGTCCGATCCAGCGATCGAAGCCAAAAAATACCGGGATGCCGAGCATCAGCGCCTTGAGCGCTGCGCCCGAGCCCCAGGTCAGCACCGCGCGCGCGTCCTTCAAGTCTTGCTCGAGGTCGACCGCCTTGGTCTCGCCCGGATGCTCGCGCACGCGCACCGCGACGCCGAGCTCTGCAAGCCTTGCAGCCTCGTGTCGCGCCCAGTCTCTGGGCTCCGCGATGCCTGGCGGCCCAATCGAGCGCGTCGGTAGCACGACGATCTCGTCGCCGTTGTCGCGCCAAGGTGCGAACTCGACGCCAAAACTCTCCCAGCGACTCCCATCGCCTTCGAGCCAGTAGCCCGCGCCGTTATGCTGGTCGCGCGAGAGCGTGTACCAGTGATCGCCTCGCCAGTCGCGCCCGAGGTACCCGTTCTCGGCGACGATCACCGTCGCGCCCGCCGCGTCGGCCTCGGCCGCCCACTGCTCGCCGTTGCCGTACCGATTCCAGATGATCAGCACATCGCCCGCACGCAGATTTCCGCGCGGCGTGCCGTGCACCTCAAATCCCAGCGCTCGAGCGCCTGCCTCGAAAGCCTCGCTCCGATAGAGCGGGTCTTTGCGCAGGCAGATGAATGCTCTCACAGACAATCTTTGAGCCGAGCCTTCGAGTAGCAATCGATCGCCGAATGCCTGCTCGTGTTGATGATCTCGATGCCCATGCGCTCGGCGTCGATCGCCATCTGTCGATGCCCTGCAAGGACCGCGTGCCACGGCGAGTCGTTCGCGAGCCCCTTCGGGTGATTGCCGAACCAGTGCATGCGGCCCCCGAGCGGCCCGCCGTCGAAGCCGATTAGGATCAGCCGTCGAGCGCCGCGCTGATGGGCGAGCTGCATTGCCTGCGAGCCCGAGTTGTGATTATTTTTGACGACGCCGTGCTGCTCAGAAAATCCTAAGCCAGCCTCGCCTTTGATGTAGGTCAGCCCGTAGCGCTCGGCGGATTCTTTGCTTTGCGTGACTCGCTCGCCCGCGAAAGCGTCAGTATCGGCCGCGTACTTGTCCCACCATTGGTGATCGCAAGCGTAGAGTATGTCTGCGGCTGAGTAGAGTCTCCAGCAGTCGTTAACGACGACGACAGGCCAGCCGACGAGTCGCTCGAGCTCGGCGTCGTTGGCGCTGGGCCCGCTTGCGATGACGATCGCGGTCTGTCTTTTGTCTGTAAATTCCACGTTTCGCCCAAAATATCGACGAGCCCCGCCGCGTGCAGTTGGAATGCGTTGTCGCGATCAGTGAAAAACACCTCGAACGGTACATGACCGCCGGTGCGCGATGACCAAAACGGAACTCGTGCTTGCACTTTGAACATCAAAGAAAAGGGAGCCGAGTTGCCCCGGCCCCCCTCCTGCCTTACGGCGTTTGCGGGAAGTTGCCGCCGATGATCGCGCTCGAGCGATACACCGCGAGTGCGATGCGCTCCTCGGCGAGGATGGTCACCATATTCTTCCTGAAGTTGGTGTCGTCCTCGCGCGAAAGCTCGACCGTCGCCTGCATGCGATCCCACACCTGCGCGGCCTGCGAGAGATTTGCGACCATGAAGGTGTTGTTGGCCTGCGAGTTGGTCGCCACGACCGGCAGACCCCAGAGCGTCGGGCCCGCAGCGTTGACCACGCTCGCGAACACATACTGCTTCTGATCGTCCTTGGTGAGCTCGATCTGCTCCCACTGCGCGGGGTTGATGATGATCGCCTCGGCCTGGAACTCGGAAAGCGCGAGCTGCGTGATCGCACGACGGAGCGTGTCGATCTTCGTGTCGCCCGCGACGTGCCGGTTGTACGCCGTGCGGTTGGTGTTCAGACCCGAGATGTTGCCGAAAGCGCCCGAGCCGTTGAGCAGCTGCGTCTCTTCCTCGAGCTTGAGACCATACAGCAACCGCGTGTTGATGTAAGACTCAAGCATCGGCGAGTCATCGAGCACCTGGCGCGACGCGAGGATGAAGTGCGAGAGCGTCACGACCGGCACGCTGGCAAGCGTGAAAGTGATATCCGATTCCGGCTTCGCGATGTTTTCCGCCTGCACCGTCGGCGAGGCGCCGACCTGCGGCCCAGCGTTGTCGGTAAAGACGTTTTCTTTGGCAAACTCGACGAGATTGCTAGAGGTCACGCCCGATGCGAGCAGGTCGCGCACCGTCAAGCGCCGAGTCGGCGGGGTGACGATGCCAGGCAGACGATCGGCTGCGACGAGCGGCGCGTCGTTCGACGGCGGCAGCGTGTTGGTGATCGCCTTGATCTCCATGCGAGCCGAGCGCGTCTGCCCGCCGCGCAGCGCCTTGTACTCGGCAGAGTCGGTAAAAGCGCGACCGAGCGTCTTGCGTTCAGCCGAGAGATCCACGCTGCGCGAAGCCTTCGCTTCGAGCCGGCCGATGCGATCAGCGAGCTCGTTGGCAGTCGCGCTGACCTTCTCGACGGCGGCCTTGGTCTCCGCAGAGACACTTCCCGCGACTTGGATTTCGCCGTTCGCCTTCTCGACGAACGCCTTCAGCTCGCGGTGCTGATCGAGAAACGCGCTTTTGACGTCCTCGATGCTCTTAATTTCAGATGCATTCATTGATGTGTTCCTCAAAGTTTATGTGATCGGATGAAATTTGCCAGTGCCTTGATCGGATCGTCCGTGTTCTCCACAGCATCGCGCTGCAGAATCGTGCGGAGTTTTGCGACGATCGCCGTCGCCTGTGAGCGCGAGAGCCCTGCAGCATCACGCAGCAGCGCCTCGATTTCTTTGATCGTCGAGCAGTCGGCGAGTCGCGACTTGAAGCTGCCGAGATCGATGCGCGCCTCGTCTTCAGCCGGCATCGATACGACAGAAATCTCGATCAAATCGAATTCTTTGATGATGCGGCCCATGCCGTCTTGCTCTTCGCTGTCGATCGTATAGCCGCCTACCGAAAGCCCGGAGATCGCGCCGTGCTCGAGCAGCGCGCGCACGTCTTCTGAGAGCGAGTAGCCTGGCGTCAGCTCGCCGACGACGAGCAGGCCGCGATCATCCTCGACCATGCGCACCCATTTGCCGATCACGCATTCGGTTTTGTGCTGGTAAAGCATCATCGGCATGCGTGCTCGCTCGAGCGTCGCGGCAAATGCGCCCTTGACGACCGTGTCGCCATAGGAATCGATCCGACCGAACACGCTGGCGTAGCCCGTGAATTGGAAAGCCCCGCCGACCTGCTTGATCGTCAGATCGCAATCTTTGAGCTTAATGTCTCGTCTCTGCATCGATCTCCCCTCTGCCTCGAGCTCGCGACTGCGCGCGTTCGCCCATGATTGACCTGGATCCCCGCCCCAAAGCGCCCACGCGATGCGGCCGGCGCTCGGATACCCGTCTTCGCCAGGCGAGAAGCCCTCGCCCTGCTTGTCGACTTCGTGGCGCGCAAAATAACTCACCATCCTGCGTATTGTGCTGGGAGTCAGCGTGCGCCTGTTCACGAGATCACGCGCGCGAGCGACGCCGACCGCCGTCCCGCCTCGGCCGTATTCAGCGCGCCAGTCAAGTCCGCGCTGCGCCTCCTCGGCCATCGCCTCGGTCGGCGTAAGGTCAACCGCCATTGTTCGTGACCGGGTTGCCGATCGCATCGCGCGGAGCGCCGAGCTGCGCGAGGTTCGTCAGATTGAGCTGCACCGTGAGCTGATCGCCGCCGTCAATCGGCGGCAAGCCTTCCCAGCGCCGCGCCTCGTTTCGAGTCATCAAGCCGTTCTGCACGAGCGATGACAGATAACTCGCGCGCGAGCCCGAGTCGGCGCGCAGTAGCGGCTTGACGTCGTGCCGCACGAAAAAGCGCGTGCGCTCCTCGGGCGAGAGCAGGAAACGATTGATCGTCGACTCGATGCGGCCAAGGTACGCATTCAAAACAAAAGTGAAAAAGCTCTGGTTCATCTGCTCGAGTCCCCAGTTTGGCACGTTGTTCTGCACGCCGAGCAGATGCAGCGGCACGCCAAAAACGCGCGCGATTTCTTCGACTTGGAACTGACGCGTCGAGAGCATTTGCATGTCTTCGGGCGAGATGGTCACGCCCTGGTACTTCATGCTGCCCTCGAGCACCATAATGCGTCGGCCCTCCTCGAGCGGCCGCGTAATCTGCTCTCGCACCTGCTCGCGCTGCGCTGGCGTCAGCGGCTTATCGACCGTGAGGATCGCGCTCGGCCTGCCGCCGTTCTGATAAAAACTCGCTGCCAAATCTTCAGCGCCGACCGTGAGCCCGAGCGTGTGCCGCAAAAATCCAAGCGGCGATAGGCCCATGACGCCGTCGATCGAAAATGCTCGGCAGTGCAATATCTGCGCGGCCGTGTAGTCCCGCGGCGTTTGATAGCGGTCGGGATATTCGTAGCGCAGCACGCGCTCCTCGTCGCGCGTCACGACCATCAAATCAGCCTTCAGCGGCCAGAGCTCGCGCGGCCGACCCGTCGAGTCGCGCACGATCTCGGCGTAGCCGTTGCCCCAGCCAGCCATCTGGCCGACGAGTGCCTCGCGCAGCTCATCGCCCGTCATCGAGTCATTAGGCTCGACCAAAAGTCTTGAGAGCCAATGATTCGGCGCCGGGATGTCGCCGGCCGGCGTGCGCTCGAAGACTTGCAGCGGCAGCGATGCGCAAGTCTCGCCGATAATGCGAATGCACCTATGGACCGTCGGCACCTGCAGTGCGCGCGTGTCGGTGACGATGTTGCCCGCGGCCGTGACGTGGCCGAGCGGCGGCCCCGCGCGCTGCTCGCCGGTTTCCGGGTTCCACACCCAGCCGGCAAGTCGCCGCATCCAACCCGACCATGCGATAGCCATGTTACGCGCTCACCACGTTCGTCAGAAAATGATCAAAGGCCGACTCGTCGAGTCCTCGCGCGGCGCATCCCAAGGCCATCGTTAGCGCGATCATTCCGTCGATGCGGCCCGTCGCTTTGACCTTGTCGAGCTTGCGATCACCCGTGAGATGCCGCGTCACGACCGCGTTAGCCGCGCACATGCGCAGCACCGGGTTGCCGCCGTGCCGCAGCTTTTGCTCGAGCAGTGCGTGCTCTAGAGCATCGAGCGCGGGCGCCATATCCCGAAAGCCTTGGCCGAATGGCACGAGCGGCAGCTCGCGATCAAGTCTACGCACCTCGGCCTGCAAAATATCGATGCGCCAGCGGTCATACGCAATGGCTGCGATGTCGTGATCGTCCGCGAGCTCGCAAAGCCGTTCGGCGACGAGCGCGAGGTCGACCGACGCGCCTGGCGTCGTCGTCAAGTGTCCGTCCTTCACCCACAAGTCATACGGCACTCGGTCTCGTCGAGCGCGATCGATCACGCCGCTCGCCGGCACGAAAAACTCCGCGCGCACGTGCCAGATGCCGTCGTCGTCGCGCGCGACCATGACGAGCGCCGTCAAATCGTGACGCGCCGAAAGGTCGAGCCCGATGTAGCACCGGCCCGCAAAGGCCTGCTCGTCAATGTCGCCGGCGCAGCCTTCCCAGACCGCGCGCGAGATGAAGGGCGTCGAAGCATTGACGCGCTGATTAAGGACCAAATTCCGGAACGCCGCCTCGCGCGCTGGCATGCGCCTCGCGCTCTCAGCCTGGTCGCGCACCTCGGTCGCGTTCAAAAAGTCACCGAGCGCCGGGTTAGCCTGCGCCCAGGTCGACTCCAAAAATGGATCGCTCGTGTCGTCGGCTGCAAACAGCGCGAGCTTGACCCGCGGATCGGCGCCCGTCTTAGCGTCGTCGATCAGCACGGACAGCAAATCCTGGTCAGTCGGCGCTTGCGTCGAGATAATGATCGAGAGCGGCTCGTCCTGCGCGCCGGCTGCGGTCTCGAGCGACTCGTATAGCTCGCTGCGCGGCCCGCGCACCTGCCCGAGCTCGTCGTGCACGACGAAAACCGGCGACAAGCCATAACTCGTCGAGGCCTCGGCCGAGAGCGCGCGATAGAGCGTGCCGAGCTCTGGGCAGTAGAGCTGCTTGACCGTATCGCGCACGACCACGACCGGCGCGAGCTCTGGCGACATGCGGACGATCTTCGCGGCGAGCGCAAACAGAATCGCGGCTTGCTCTTTCGACTGCGCGGCCGA